AAGAGTACTAGACACAGACTCACTATATACTTACGTATTATGTTTTGGTTTCACACCTCGTACACAAAACGGAATAGGTTATGTTGCTAGAGATGGTGCTGGTGTCAACGGTATCGGTTCTCTATCCATCTTCGTACGATGTGCATTCTATGCATTGAATGGTGGGCAAATGACACTGAACAACTCAGGTACTCAGTTCGGTGACATCTCAATGAGGGCAAAAGGTACAACTCAATTCTTCCAACCTAAAAATACATCTGCTACCATTATCGGTAATACTGCATTTGCTGATGTAATTTCAGACAGTGAAGATGCTATCATTGAAGATATGGTTGACTACCTAACAGCTAATACTGCTCAAGGTGGTTTGGATTATACTGGTTATAATGCAGATAAGTGTGAAAGAGATTCAGGCATTATTCTTGATGGTTTAGGTTACGATGTTGCTCTTGGTACTAACTATTGGGGTAGACTTGCTGGTATTACATATCGTTCACCAATCAGTTCAAAAGTTATCGGCGAACAACTTGATGCAACAATAGGTGCAAATGAATATTTACAAGATCGTGTTGAAGGTATTTTTGCATCTGCTAACTCAGAAATTATTGAAAGAGCAAATACTTCATGGCAAGAATTTTATAATGTAACTCAATACGGCGAAGAAAATATGAACGACATCATATTCTCTGAAACAAGTGTTGAACGAGTCGCCGCAAGAGAATTACTACAAAATAACAGGTCATTTATTCAAGATGAACTCATTGATTGGATTGAAAATAATGATGAGTTCTATGCATATAATAGTGAAACATGTCGCAGAGATACTAAAGAATATATTCTTCCTGCAGTTAAAAATGACATGTTATTTGATACCAACTACAACTCTGTAACAGCTGGTCGTGCTTATTATATGGCAACTGCTGCTAAGGTTGTGGGTCAACAAAAGAACGAAACAATCGAAGGGTATCGTAGACTTAAAGATCAGACAAATGAAATTATTGACGCAAATACTTACATCGGCACAAGTCGTGTAGATGCAGGTTTTGACGAAATAATTGGTATCCTAGGAAATACAGGAACAAAATATACTCCAACAAATGCCACTTATAATCCAGTAACTGGTGAAATGGTCATTACAATTGGAACACACAGTTTAACACCAGGTCGTAAGATTCTATTTGCAGAAAATGCAATTACATTCTCTTGCGATACTGATGGTAATGTTGCAAATATTTCGCATCCAAGACAAACAGATGGAGCTTTTAATAGCCCAATAGAAGTTGTATCAGTAACATCAACAACAATTACAGTATTTGTACCAACAAGTGCTTATACAGGCGTTCATAACTTTGTGAGAGCAAAAGATAACGGTATTGCAACTCTTGGTTCAGAGATTACTTGGTCCGATAGCAGTGCGATTGCTGCAGATAAGCGTAATGCAAGAAAACAACTTCAGGCAAATAGAGGTTTCATTCAAGACCAAGTTGTTGGTTATATTGACGATACTTACTTTATCTATGATTCAGATAAGTGTAAGCGTGACCAACTAGAATACATCATTCCAGCAGTTCAAAGAGATATGGTTACAGGAACCAATTTCAATGCTATACAGGCTGGTGAAGCATATCGTGGTGCTCACGGTGATGTTGTAATCGAACAACAATTGCCACAAACTGTTGGTGCAATAACAGAATTAAAACAACTCTTTGCAAATAATGTCATTCAAGATCTGAGTGCAAAACATGCAAGTGATGAGTCATTCGATCAATTAATTGATATTTTAAACAACGACGGAAAAACATATACTCCAACAAATGCTACTTATGACCCAATAACTGGTATTATGGAATTAACAATAGGTGCTCACGATTTACAAGTTGGTGAGAGCATTTATATTGCAGATGAAAGTATTACATTTGAATGTGGTTCACCTGCTGTTCAAATTTCACACCCAAGACCAACAGACCCTTATTACAGAACAGCAATATCCATTGATAAGGTTTCAGCAACAACAATTACAATGAATGTTGGTGACGCAAATGGTTATACTGGTGCTCATACATTTATTAGTGCAAATGCAAATTCAGTAAAACTTGCAACTTATAGAGCTGGTTATACTCCATACAGCGCTAGTTATGACCCAATCACTGGTATCATGATAGCAGCAATTGGTCAACATAATCTTCGTGTTGGTGATTATATCCAATTTAAACCTCTCAGTATTACATTCGAGTGTAATGGTGATGAAATCACTCACCCAAGACCGTCAGATCCTTTCTATAAGAAACCTGTAAGAATTGACGCTGTAACAACTGATACAATTACAATGCAGGTTGGTGACGCAAATGGATATACAGGTTCTCATACCTTTGTAAGTGCAGAAGTTAATGCCATTAATGCTGACCCAATTCTTTGGACGGACCCTGCACGCATTCAAGAATTCTATGACCCAACAACTGCGACATATGATCCAGGCACAGGTGTAAGTGTTGTTACAATTCCAGGCCATAATATCGCACAAGGTGATTACATAGAGTTCTTACCATACAGTTTCACATTTACTTGTGCACAGGATGGTAACGCAACCGAACATTCATATCCAAGATTTGGAGATGCTAATTATAAGCAACCTATGGAAGTAACAAATGTTGCTGGTGATGACATTACAGTTAATGTTGGTATTGGTGCTGGTGGTACTCATACATTTGTTGGTGCAACAAGAAATGCAGTTGCCAGAGTCACTCATCTTTCAAAAGGTCAATTGGCAAGAGAACAGTTACAGGCAAACAGAACCTTCCTACAAGAAGAAGTTATGGCATATCTCGATACACAATACTTCATCTTTGATGGAGACAAGTGCTCAAGAGATACAGGTTTAATTTTAGATGCAGTAAGACGAGATGTTGCTACAGGTTCAAATTATAACTCAGTATTTGCTGGATTGTCATACAGATTAGGTGGTGCTGGTGCACAATTAGTCTATCAAGAACAATTAACAGAAACTGTTGGTGCTCTTGTTTATCTAAAAGGTGAAATTGGTGCAGAACTTACAGGAACAGCTCTAACAAGAAGTAATGCTGCGTTTGATGAAATGATTGATATTCTTTCCAATGGTGAAGGAAACGCAGATGTAATTTCATTCGGAACAGCAGCTGCTCCATCAGCTGACCATACAGTTGCAAGAACGGCATTACAATTAAATAAAGCATTCTTACAAGCAGAAGTTACTGCATACATTGCGGCAACATTCCCAGGTTTAACTTATGATGTTGCTAAATGTGAGCGTGATACAGGCTTCTTGGTTGATGCAATATCTTGGGATATTCAAAATGGTTCAAATGCTGCTTCGGTTAACTTTGCAAGAATGTATTATGATAATGCAATCGCAGTATTACCTGAAGATCAAATTCTTCCAACAGCTAAGACTTGGGCTCATATAGCAGAAGTATGTTATCAGATTGTTAGAGACCAGGCTGTTGTGAAAACAACTGGCAATGCCGCAACTCAAGACCTTTCACAGACAGATGTTGGTATTAATATCGGTAACAGTGTAAGAGATTTAGTTGAAGTTACAGTAAATGTAATCAGAGACAGAAATCTAGATTGGTTACCTGAATATGATGAACCAAATATTGAAACAGGTTTTGCTACTTCTGTTGCTAAAATTGATGGCAGAACAGAGACATTACAATCAAGTGTAATCTCTCATATTAGAGAAGAGTATAACGGATTACCATATAATAAAGCAAAATGTAAGCGTGATGTTGGATTAATTGTTGATGCTGTATCTAAGGATATAGAATACGGTGGTAATGCTTCAACAATAGAGGCAGCAACATACTACTTTGCTCGTGACCCAGAAATCAGTGCTTCATACGAAGAACTTAGAAGTGTCAATGTTCTTCCATTAGAAGTAAAAGGTCAATTTGCTAACTTACCTGATACTGCTTCAGTTTCTGGTTTAAGAGAAAGCATTAATATTCTTCCTTATGAACAAAGAGAACCTACAAGGGTTGCATTTGCTCACCTTGCAGATGTTGCACAATTAGTTGTTCAAGAATCTGCAGTAACAGTTTCAAATGCAAATACTGTTCCAACTCAGGATACTACTGGAACTCCAACAGATGCTCCAACAGCTACTTCGGTACACGATTTAATTAACACAATCGCAAATCTTGTTGATGATGACGAAGATGAAAATGTACCAACAGCAACAGATCCAAGATTCGATCCAAACAGAACAATGGCAAGATTACAACTTCAAAAGAACAGAGAGTTCTTACAAGAAGAAATCATTGCATACCTCAACGATAGATACTTCACATTTGATGGTGATAAGTGTAAGCGTGATACAGGTATTATTATTGATGCTGTAAAACGAGACCAGTTAACAGATTCAAACTTCAATGCAGTATTTAATGGATTGGCATATCGTTCAGGTACTGCTGGTACAAATCTAGTTATTGATGAACAATTAACAGAAACAGTCAAGGCTGTTGAATATACAAGAGATATAGCACTTGCCGCGGTTACAGATTCTACTGCTCAACAAAGAGCAAGAGATGCATTTAACGAAATTATTGATATTATGGGTAACGGTTCTGCTAGTGCAAATACAATTTCATTTGGTTCCGTAAGCACAAATGGTGCAAATGGTATCAATGCAAGAGAACAACTACAGAATAATAAAGCATTCTTACAGGCTGAAATTACAGCTTGGATTGCAGTCAACTATCCATCTCTATCATATGATGTTGCTAAATGTGAACGCGATGTTGGTTATCTTGTTGATTCAGTAACATTTGATATTATGCATGGTGGTAATTCTGCTTCTCGTAATAATGCAACTCTTTACTTTGAAAATGCTTTAAGTGTATTACCTGAAGCTCAGAAAGCTCCAACGGCAGCTGCCTTTGCTCATATTGCTGCTTGTGCCGAATTGATTGTACAAGACACAGATATTGGTGGTTTAAAATCTGCCGGTAATGCTGCTTCTCAGAACTTTGCTGCTGGAAGTGCAGGTGCCGCAATAGGTGCAGAAGTTGAAAGTCTATTTAATATTGTTACTGATGCAATTTCAGAAAATGATCTTGATGGAATGCCCGATTTAATCGAACCTACAGCTTCTTCATACGACCAAGTATATCAAGATGCTCTAACAGAACTTGAAAGTGTTAAAACAACAGTTGCTAATGGTGTATTAGGTTATCTCTCAACATTCTTTGAAGTATTACCATATAATGAAGCTAAGTGCAGAAGAGATACAGGTTACATTATTGATGCAGTGTCACACGATATTCAATACGGTGGTAATGTATGTACCGTAAATGCTGCTGGTATGTATTTTGAAAATGCTGTAAACACATTACCCAAAAATCAACAACAAGCTACAAAAGAGGCATTCACTCACTTAGCAAATACTATCGAGCACATTGTTCAAAGAACAGCTGTTACACCAACAGTAGGTAATAGTGAAACTCAGGATACAGTACATGTTGCTGCTAACCCATTAACAGCTGGAAATGCTAAAGCATTGGCAATGATTGTTGCTAACGCGGTTGATGATTTAAATCCAACCATTGCAAATCTACCAGAGAAAATTGAACCATTACAAACATGGAATGCAGCTCAATATACTACTGCTAAAGAATTAATGGAAGACAATGCAGTTGCTCAAGCTGATAATGTATTAAATTATATTTCAAATGTATGGAATGGATTAAGTTATCCTAAGTACAAGTGCAGACGAGATATTGGTTATCTGATAGATGCAGTATCACATGATGTTCAGTATGATACAAATTCTGCTACATTAATATCTTCTCAAATTTACTTTGAAAATGGAGTAAGTGTACTTCCTGCAGATACAAGAATACAAACAGCTGATGTATATTCATACTTAGGAACAGTTCTATCAAATATTGTTCAGGAACTCCCTGCTGCAAATACAATATATTCAGACACATCACAAGATACTTCAGGTACTCCTGCAACTGCAGTAGAGGGTGCTAGGGTTTCCGAATTAATAGGTTATGTTGAGGATGTTATCCGTAACGACTCTCTAGCAGGACTACCTGGACCTGAACAGGCAAATACAGCTTGGATTGATTCAGAACTTCTTGGTGCTGCTCAACAGATTGAAGATAATACAGAAGAGCTTGCACAAGACCTTACAGATTACATTAACACAGAGTTTGGTGCTCTTGATTATAATAGAGCAAAATGTAGACGAGATGTTGGGTATCTACTTGATGCATTTAGCTTCGACTTGAACTATGGTGGTAATACTGCCTCAAGATGGAATGCTGATTTCTACTTCTGGAATAACATTTATAGAATCCCAGAAGATCAAAGAGTTCCAACAGCAAAATCATACAGACAATTAGGTCGCATTTGTAAAGATATTGTTATCGGTAAATACCCAGGCATGACAGTGGGAACACAAGAGCTTGGAACAGATGTGGAATCTGCAAAAGTTGAAAAACTTGCTAACATGTTCTATAAGACACAATTATATAGAGATACAAAATATCTTGATGTCAAAACAGAACCAGATTACACATACAGTAATTCAATATTTACAGATGCCCAAGATATTATTGCACAAAATAGAGCAACACTTGCACAAGATGTGGTCAGATATGTTGGTGCCACTTATAAATACATTGATATTAATTTAACAAGAAGAGATGCTAAAAATCTACTTACTGCGTTAGAAAATGACTTTAAGTATGAAGATGTAACTGTTGCGGCTCCAAGTTATACTACAAACGGAAGCTCAAATGCGGTAATGACATATACTGCTTCATTCTTTGACCAACAAGGTAAGCATGTATTCCCGGTATTTAATCCACAAACACCAGGATTGAAATACCAAGGAAGTATTGAAAGAACACCAAACCCATCGCCTTACTTGAACTTACAGGCGATTACTGGGCAGAAACCAAATCATGCTTATATTGTTGCAGATGATATGACAGTTAATCATTATGATGGAGAAATATGGTATTGGGATGGTAGTGCATGGCAACCAGATTCTGGAACACCTGCAACATCAAGAAACAATATTGATTTATTAAATGCATTTACTGGTGCTTGGGATCGAATGAGAGATTATATTGTAAATAATTACTCACCAGATTCTACTCATAGTTTAATGGTCGAAGGACTATTTAATGATTGTCTGAAAGACAATATTCTTAGACCTGAAACATTAGTATTCGGCTCATTGGTTGAATCAATTGCTCACCAGTTTAACGGTGCTTCGGCAGGTGTAAACAGAAATGCATTACCATTGAACTTCAGAAACCTTGGTTCTGCTATATCGGCGGTTGCTTCGGTATTGAATGAAGATGGTGGTAGAATTAGATGGTCCGGTGCAGACGAACTGAATAACCAGTACTTTGCAAGAGGATTGAGAATTAATGGTAGAACAGGAAGAATTGAAGGTCGACCATTTACATCATCTGTAAGAAAACTTGCAAGACGTGCATCTAACAGTAGAGCATCATTATAAAAGAATAGGATAAAGAAAAATGCCAATAACAACAATTGTAACCTCACAGGCTCCTGACGCAAAACCAGTTGCCGTTAATAAGGTCGTATCCACTAACTGGCAAGTTCTTATTGAAGTACCTCAATACGAAGTGCCCGAACTAGTTTTTGGTGGTTCGACAACAGTTGAACCGGGCGTTGGTGAAGTTATTTCGCCATTGATTTTATGTAACACAACAGCAAATACTGTTAACATCGATGTGAGAGTACATCGTGAAGATGTTAATTCAGAATTTAATTTATTGAAGAATATGCCCATTTCGTCTTATCAAACAACAGCAATTCCTTTGAACGGCCAGTTTTTAAAGAGTGGCGATACGCTTGAAATTATAGCAGATACTGATTTAGCAGTGCATGCGACACTATCATTTACATTAGGTCAATCAGAAGAAGATGACGTTGTTTAATAGCTCGATAAATATATTATAATGAGAAACGGAGAATAACTTAAATGTCCTTTGGAACACTAACAGGAAAAAGTCAGTTAATAGGTTTTGGCGATCCACAACCATTTCCTATTACCCTCGATGCCGCGGTATACGAGGGTGCAGTTCTTTATGCAGACAACAACAAAATATATTTTTCTGATGGTACAAATTGGTCAGAATTAACTGGTGCCGGTGTTGGTGGTTCCGTTAATGCTATTCTTCCTTTTGCATTTATCCGAGTTGATGGAACGGGTAATATTACAGGTACCGGAATCTCATCTTCGAATTGGGATGCAGGTAATGGCACATTAGACTTTACCTTTGATACTGCTCAACCTGATACTGATTATACTGTTATCACTGATGGTGAATTGAATGATGATGCTCGTTTAGTATCAATTCAAAGTAAAACAGTTAATGGGTTTGAAGCTTCATTCTATGACAGCAATGGTAATGTAACAACTCCGTCTACATCAAGTTCATTTGCAATCTTAGTATTTGCATCTGATCCTGTTACTCAAGTCGGTCAAGGCTCTCAGGGTGTTCAAGGTACAACAGGTATTCAAGGTCTCCAAGGTGATTATGGCCCTGGATTTACAATTATCGGTTCAGTTGCAGATGTTGACGCAGGTGGCGATCCTCAAGCAACTTTAAATACAGCATTCCCTACTCCAAACACTGGTGACGGTGTTATTGATGAAGCTGATGATGAGCTTTGGATTTATGATGGAGCAAATTGGGTTAATATTGGTTCATTCCGAGGTGTTCAAGGTTTACAAGGTGTAATTGGTCCTCAAGGTATTCAAGGTCCACTTGGTAATGAAGGTATCCAAGGGGAAAGAGGTTTCCGCGGCTTCCAAGGAGAAGCTGGTCCTCAAGGTGTTCAGGGTGTTCAAGGTGATTTGGGTATCCAAGGTATCCAAGGCTTTAGAGGTCCTCAAGGCATTCAAGGTATTACTGGTATCCAAGGTGATTTGGGTATCCAGGGTATTCAAGGTGTCCAAGGCGTTCAAGGAACAACAGGCATTCAAGGTGATACTGGTATCCAAGGCTTACAGGGCTTTAATGGTGATGATGCTGGACATGTAGTCGAATATAGAGTTGTAGAAACAACAACTAAAGTAGATCCTGGCGTTGGAAACATGATTTTCAATGATGCTGGATTTGCAAATACAGACAATTTTTCAACAGTTACAACAATTTGGATTGACGATGAAGCAATATATGGTGTCAATCTAGATGATCTATTTACAGTAATAGACAGTCAAGCAGGTGCCGATAAAGCCGTAATGAAAATTACAAAGCGTGGCAGACCTGATGATTATGTATTATTCTCAGTTAATAATCTAACAGATGAAACTGGATATTGGGAATTAAATGTCACCTACTTAGGTGGTAATGCTATTAGAGAAGATTTTTCTGAGTATGATGGCGTAAGTACATGGACAATTCACCCAGTATTAGTAGCATTTAGTATTGTTGGTGACCAAGGTGTTCAAGGTTTAATAGGACCACAAGGTCCTCGAGGCATTCAAGGCCTTCAAGGTTTACAAGGTATCCAAGGGCCACAAGGAACAACAGGTATTCAAGGTGATACGGGTATCCAGGGCGATACTGGTATTCAAGGTCCTATCGGTCCTATAGGTGTTCAAGGTATCCAAGGAGTTCAAGGCGAACAAGGTATTCAAGGTTTCAGAGGCGAATTTGGTGGCCTTTCTTATAATTACACATACAGTACTTCAACGGCAAATACAGATCCAGGCCAAGGCATATTAAACTTTGACAACGCATCATTAGCTGGTGCTGGTAAAATGTTTATTGATGATAGGGACAATGGTAATGTTCTAGTAATGGACGGCATTCTAAATGAGTTTGCTGGTGTTACAAGTGCTATAAAAGGTTATTTCAAACTTACAAATTCAGCTAATATTTACGACCAAGCATCATTCCAAGTTAATGAAGTAACAGATAGATCCGGTTATTGGGAAGTAGAGGTATCACAGATTAGTGGTGTCACTGTTATGACTGACCAGACCGACGTGCGTATTTCCTTTGTTCGTAATGGTGACCAAGGGTTACAAGGAATACAAGGAGTACAGGGCAATACCGGTATCCAAGGCGTCCAAGGTGATACAGGTTCTCAAGGTGTTCAAGGTACTAGAGGGATTCAAGGTTTACAAGGTGGTTCTGGTATTCAAGGTAATACTGGAGCACAAGGTATTCAAGGCCTCACTGGTATCCAAGGTTCCAGAGGACTTCAAGGCATTCAAGGAACTATGGGCTTTGATGGTGGCCTATCATTTGAATATGATTTTGATACCAACACAACACAAGGTTTATTCCCAGGACTCAATCATTGGTATATTAACAATGCTGATGTCACACAAGCAACAAGATTATACATTGATGATTTAACTGATTCAGGTCGTAGAGCAGATAGTTTATTTAATTACCTAGATGGTATTACATCTAGTCCAAAAGGTCAAATTTTCATTCGAAGTGCAAAAGATGTTAATGGAACCTACCAATGGTTAATTTATGAATTTACAAATTGGACATGGGACGCTTCTGGTACAGGTAATGACTGGGGTCACTTTGATATTAACTTCATTGAAAGATCTGAACTAGAGGGAAGTGATTCAAGCCCAGGAACAAGTTGGGCAAGTGGTGCTGCAGCTGTATATGGTGATACAGCTAATATTACATTTATCCCGGCTGGACAAACTGGTTCTCAAGGTGTTCAAGGTGTTAGAGGTCTACAAGGTATCCAAGGCATTCAAGGTGAGCAAGGTATCTATGGTGGTTTAACATTTGAATGGTTATTTAGTAATAACACAATCGGTGGTACTGATCCCGGCGTAAACAATATTAAGTTTAATAATTCAAACCCACAAAGTGCAACATTAATTACACTTGATGATATTCCTAATGACCAATATAATACAGAAGTTGATGATTTCTTAGACTTTATTGACGGTCAACCAGGTGCAATTAAAGGTTATTTAAAAATTCAAAAAGGTGCTGATGACGCACTGCAAGGACCTGGCGGACATCATTGGTTAATTTACGAAATCACTGATTGGACATGGGACGGTGTAGGTAAAAATTACGGTTTCTTTGATGTTAACTTTGTTGATGGTAATGTAACCAATTGGCAAACACAAGTTGCAGATATACACGGTAACCAAGTCTTAGTCACATTTATTCCAAAAGGCCCTGCAGGTATTCAAGGCCCTCAAGGTACAACAGGTTTACAAGGTACAACTGGTGCTGGATTACAAGGTATTCAAGGACCTCAAGGACTTCAAGGTTTATTAGGTTTACAAGGTGCTGAAGGTTCATTCGGTGGTGTTACATTTGACTATACCTTCTCTACAAATACAGTTAATAACGACCCTGGTCCTGGTAACATTAAATTTGATAATACCACATATTCATCAATTACAGCGATTTATATTGACGACAGAGATGATAACTTTGTAGATATTCAGCCATTCTTAAGAACAATTGATGATTCAACAAGTCCAATTAAAGGACATGTTAAGGTTACAAAGAAATCACAGCCTGAAATATTCCAAATCTTTACTATTTCTGCTCTAACAGAAATCAATACCTATTTTAATATTAGTGTTGCATTTGTAAGTGGTAATGGTACATTTGCAAATAATGAAGATGTTACAGTAACATTTGCAAGAACTGGTGATTCTGGTGCTCCTGGTCCTGCTGGGCCACAAGGTGTTCAAGGTATTACTGGTATTCAAGGTGCAGATGGTATACAAGGAACCACAGGTGCAGGTACTCAGGGTGCTGCTGGTCCTCAAGGTTCAGCTGGTGTCCAAGGCGCTGATGGTGCTGCCGGTGCTGATGGAGCTCAGGGTATTCAAGGTATCCAAGGTGCAGATGGTACACAGGGTGCTACTGGTTTCCAAGGTGCTGGAGGAACAGGTGCTCAAGGTATTCAAGGTATCCAAGGTTTAACTGGTTCTCAAGGTATTGGTGGTGTTGGTTCAGACGGCTTCCAAGGTACACAGGGTATTCAAGGTAGTGATGGTCTCCAAGGTATTCAAGGCTTACAAGGTGCCGATGGTGGTGCTGGACAACCTGGTCCTGCTGGTGCACAAGGTATTCAAGGTTTACAGGGTATTCAAGGTTTCCAAGGTATCGCAGGTTCTGGAGGAACTGGTGTTCAAGGTATCCAAGGTCCTGGTGGTCCACAAGGTACACAAGGTATTCAAGGTGCCGATGGTGACGGCGGTGTTGGTGTTCAAGGCCCTGCTGGTCCTCAAGGTATTCAAGGAACAGATGGAAGTGGTGGCTTAGGTATTCAAGGTATCCAAGGTCCTCAAGGAACAACTGGTACACAGGGTGCTTTAGGTATTGGTGGTGAAGGTGCTCAAGGTCCTTTCGGTCCACAAGGTATCCAAGGTGTTCAAGGTATTCAAGGTGGTGGAGGAACAGGTGCTCAAGGTCCTTTCGGACCACAAGGTGTTCAAGGTCCTCAAGGTTTGGCTGGTTCAGGTGGTGGCGACGGTCCACAAGGCCCTGCTGGCCCACAAGGTCCCGAAGGCCCACAAGGTCAAGCTGGAGACGGTGGTGGAGTAGGCCCACAGGGTCCTGCTGGCCCACAAGGTGAACAAGGTTTAGGTGGACTTGGTCCACAGGGTGTCCAAGGACCTCAAGGTCAAGCTGGTTCTGGTGGCACTGGTCCACAGGGTATTCAAGGAACAACAGGTGAACCTGGCCCAGGTGGTGGTTTAGGTACTCAAGGTGCTATTGGTCCTCAAGGTCCTCAAGGAACAACAGGTACTGTCGGTTCAACTGGTTTACAAGGTGTTCAAGGCCCTGCTGGTTCAGGTTCTGCTACAACAATTCAGACATCTACAATTCACGGTTCGGCTGTTGAATCAACTCCAATGTTTGTCACATTCATTCAGGATAGTTCAACTGCTAGAACATTATATGCTACAACATCTCCGAACCCAGGTGGACAATCAAACTTCTTCTATACATCAAGTATTGACGAATTACAATTAGAAAATATTACAATCCAAGGTTCTGCTACATTAGGTGGTTCAACAATTACAACATGGCCTTCAGGTGGTGGAGGTTCTCAGAATGTATTTGATAAGATTGCTGTTTCCGGTCAAACAACGATTGCTGCAGATAATACTGCTGATACATTGACATTTGTTGCAGGTTCTAACATGACCATTACAACAGATGCTACAACTGATGAAGTGACATTTGCTTCTTCAGGTGGCGGTGGTGGTGTTTCTGTCACAGGTGTAAGTACAAATGCTGATCTTCAAGTTGTATTCCATACAGGAGGAACTACACTTCAAGCTGACGCCAATGGTGATTTAACTTGGAATCCAGGATTAAATGAACTAAAAATTACTGGTGATATTATAGCTACTGGTGATGTTGATGCTGCCAACTTTAATTCTACTTCTGATATATCACTCAAAGAGAATGTAGAAACAATTGAAAATGCACTTGATAAAGTACTTTCATTACGAGGTGTAGATTTTGAATGGAAAGAAAGTGGTCAATTGGCAACTGGTGTGATTGCTCAAGAATTAGAGGAAATTATTCCACATGCTGTTACAGAGAAGAATGGTATTAAATCTGTAGCTTATGGAAACTTGGTTGGTACATTGATTGAAGCAATTAAAGAACAACAAGAACAGATTAACAAATTAAAAAATTAAATTATGGAGTGAGAGTGAAAATGCTCTAAATCGCAATAATGTATTAGGGGCATAAGTAAATGCCCTTTATACTTTATAGGGCAGTTATAGAATAAATAATAACAATATATAAAAGAAAAAGGTTTCATCGCCATGGCATCAAGAGCTAACATTTACATCGACAAAGGAATGGACTTCAGAACAACCTTAGATTTGTTTGATGAAGACGACCAAGAGTTGGTGATTACTACCTATAATTTTTATAGTGGCATTAAAAAGCTATATTCAGACGGCACTGCTATAGCAGAATTTACGATCGAAAAAGCAAACAATGACATCACACTTGTCTTAACTGACCAGCAAACTGATGCGTTAGTGCCTGGTAAATACCAATATGATGTAATAATGGAAAAGACAACAGGAGAATTGTCCAAAATAGTTGAAGGCTTAGCGATCGTAGTCGATACTATTACGGAGGTTGCGTGAGCATAAAGGTTAAGGTAAACGCCTCTAAAAGTATAAGGGCGGTACCGAAACAACATACCACTACTCCGATTGTCGCACCAGCAGAACGAAAACCTACAATCGTCCCAGATTCAGTCGTTCTTGGTATTGATACTATTGGAGCATATGTACAGGACATAGATGCTGGCCCTGGTATCATTATTACGCCAGAAGCCGATACAGAACTTTCAAATGTAGTCGTTTCACATGCTAATACTTCAGTAGAAATTAGCACAAATAATCATGTTTTAGGATTTACAAGAAATGTCGACATTGACCAATTTGGTCATATTACACAGTTTTACAACACAAGTTTAACCTCTTTAAACTTTACTGCTAATAACACAGTCATTCAAGCCAAAGACATCACTTTTGGTAATACAGCATTAACTATTGGTGAATCTACAAACGAAATTGTAGGTTTAACTAATTTTAATGTCGGTGAACTTACACTTACACAGGACGGTATCTTTGGTACAGATGATGTAAGAATTGTTCCAGCAGAAGCTGAGGATACTTTAAATCTTACTGACCATAGAATTTCTAATGTTAAAGATCCATTATTCCCACAAGATGTTGTTACAGTAAATTATTTAGAAACAGAATTGGGGCAAGTCGGTGACCCGGTTGACCCAGAAGATGTAGCAAACAAACGATATGTAGATAATATCCAAATTGCATTATTAGAACGACAAACTGTTCTTGCAGCAACTACTCAAGATTTGAGTGCTTATAGTGCTGTATTTGCAAGTGGTAATACTTCTTTTGCTTCTACATTAACCCTTTCACCTTCAACTGTTCTTAATGTTGATGGTGTTTTAGACTGGGAGTTAGGCGATGGACTCTTAGTCAAAGACCAGGCGAATCCAGAAGAGAATGGCCGTTACGAACTGATTCAAGTCGGTTCAATTGCTGACAATTGGATCTTCCAGAGATCTCGATATGACGATGAAACCTCAGAGTATGGACTTACTCTGTCAGAGATCCCTGGGTCATTTGTTTTTGTCACAGACGGAACAACGTACGGCCAAACTGGTTGGGTTGCCACAGTTACTGATGCTGAAACCTTTACTGTCGATTCTGATGCTATCAATTGGAAACAATTCCAAGGTAAAGGATTTGATGGTAGAGGTATTACTCTTACTGATGGAACCAGATTAGACTTAGATTATACTCAAACATTCTCTACTATTAATGGTTTAGCCGATAGTCTTATTATATCATCAAATGTAGTAGATGTCAATA